AATACGAATGTGAAACGTGATTCGCGAATCGCAAATCCTCACAACGATGAACCTTAAATTGTCACAAAATAAGGGTAAAATTGTACGTTTAAGCATACAAAATAAGGGTAAACCTTCACATTATACGTACACACATATAACCTTTAACACCAAAGAGAAATGAAAACACTAATTGTACTTACACTTATGCTTGCTGTCTTGTTTATGTATCTAACCGGTAAAGGAGAACAGCAATGAAAAGGATGAAACAATTTATGCGCATAGCAATGGCAAGGCTACGCCCTATCTACAAACACCCCGCTCAACGCAGAGCGTGGGCTGCAAACATGTACAGAAGATGGCAAGAAAGAAAGAATGGACACTCTACAAAGAAGTAGAGGGAATGAAGTACCCCCAAGAGGACTTGAACATCGAGAGACATTGGAGGATAATGGTAAGGTACGCATTGTGCAAGCACCAGAATGTTAAGGAGGCATCCAAGGAACTAGGGGTAACACCCCGCACAATATTCCGGCTCATCAACAGGTGGGATATTGAGTGGAGACTTCCAGATCTTGAGCCGTTGAAAAAAAAAACAGTGTAACATTTGTTAGTTAAATGTGGATACTGTAAATTTGAATCAATTAAATTTTATACTATGTCTAACACTTATCAGTTCAAAACAACGAACATCAAAGGCAAGCAGTACGTTGAGGTTAATCAACGTGTCATTGCATTCCGTACTCTATCAGAGTACAAAAATTTCTCATTGGAAACACAGGTGCTACACCTGGATCCAGAGTCATGTGTCATACAAGCAACCATATCAAACGCTGACGGAAACGTAGTGGCTCAAGGTATGGCGCAAGAGGACAAGAGTTCCTCTCGAATCAATCAAACCTCATACGTAGAGAATTGTGAAACGTCCGCTGTAGGTAGAGCCCTTGGGTTCTTAGGTATAGGGATAGAGACATCAATCGCTACGGCTGATGAGGTAGGCATGGCAATCGCTAAGGAAGGGGAGCCTGCACCCAAAAGTAAGGAAAGTCTCAACGAGATATTCAAGAAGTCAGTGGAGTACATCAAGGCAGGTAAGAACAAGCCTGATCGTAACACACGCTTCACTGCGATACAAGACAAATACAAAGGCACCATGACTGCTTCTCAGATTTCTAAGTTAGAGAAGTTAGTATGACTCATGGATGGTTTGAGTCTTTAGTAAAGAAGACAGGAAAGAAGTACCTATCGTACTCTTCAATCAAGCATGCACTGCAAGACATTGCGCTGTTTGAATTATATATGCAAGGCAAGTTGCGTAAGGAATCGGAGGCACTCACTTTTGGGAGTGCTTACGATTGTCTTTTGTTTGAGCCTCACAAGTTTGACAATCAGTTTCACGTCATGGATGACACTGAGATTATCAAAGAAGTCGGAGGCAAGAACCCTCGTGTCACGAAAGTGTACAAGGAATGGAAGGCTGAAGAAAAAACAAAAGCAAAAGACAAGACTGTTGTATCTATAGAGGACTACCAACAATGCATCGACATGATAACAAGGCTCGATGAATCGAAGGTGCTGAACATATACCTAGATGGCGACTATCAAGTAGAGTTCTTACAAGAACTTGAAATTGGCGGGGAGGTAGTTCCCTTCCGCGGTTTCCTTGACTGCCTCGGCAAAGGATTCATAGCAGACAGTAAGTCTTCTCGTAGCGTGAAGGGATTCCCGAGAGATGTACGTGTATTCGGATACGACATACAAGCATTCCTATACACACACGCATTCGGAGTAAAGGATTTCTATTGGGTAGTGCAGGAGAAAGCATACCCGTATTTACCAGCAGTATATAAAGCATCAGAGGAAACCCTTGACTCTGGTAGACGTAAAGTGGCTCGTGCCTTGAGCATAATCAAGGAACATTATGAGAATGACAAGCCATCGACTACGTTCTTTTTACAAGGGGAAATTTAATCAATCAATTGCTATGTCACAACAACAAAGCAAGGGAGTTTACATGGGATATGTAGGCGAACGCAAAGAGTTTGATAGTGGTGTTGTCAAGTACAACATCTCTTTCAAGGAAGATCAGTTGGATGAGATGAAGAAGTATCTAACGGGCGCAGGTAATGTGAACGTGGACTTCATCATTAAGACCGACGGAACTGCATTCACGAGTGTGTTCAACCCACGTGCAAACGGGGGAGCGAACACTCAAAGCCAAGCCGCTAAAGCAGTGGCTCAAGGCAACGACGGATTGCCGTTCTAAATTACTAATGTAAGGGAGGGGATTCAATCATGTTAAGCAAAACTCCCCTGTTCAAGGGCCCCTCCCTGCATTAATACTTTACATTATGAATGGAAACTTTGGAGATAAAAGAAAGACGGCTGGTGGTCAACACAGTGTGCGCACTTATAACATTAAATACAATAGACGAAAAAAAAGATGGCAACTAAACAAAGGAATAAACCCAATCTTCAGCGCGAAGCAGAAGGAGGACGTAGAGTGGTGGTACAAGGAAGTGATAACGAAGAACTGCGTGATATTCTAATCGCTGTATACGGTACACTGAAGCGTGGCTTTGGTAACAACATACTACTAAGCAATGCTGTATACGTTTCGAATGCAAAGACAGAGAGACAATACCCTATGGTAGTACATGGATCAGGACTACCCTTTCTCGTAGAGAAGCCTGGTGTTGGATTCAACGTAGATGTAGAACTATACTTAGTATCGGAGGATGAACTTAAACAATTGGATATGTTAGAAGGACACCCCGATTGGTATAAAAGAAAGAGACGAGGGGCGGTCACACCCGAAGGTGAAACGCTGTTGCCTTACATATATTTTGCACCCGATGAGTACTATCACAAATCAGAGACGCTTCATGAGTGCTACTAAATGTTTTGTTGAGATAGGTAGTTGTGATTTTAACACACTGAATGACCTAGGTAAGAATGGGTGGACAGGAGTTATCATTGAGCCGGTACAAGAGTACCTAAACAACTTAGAGAAGCACGATGGTGTAACGTACATGAACTGCGCGATTGATGTGAGTAGAGGCTCAAGACAGATGGATGTATTCAAGCAGTCTGTCATTGAAAAAGACAGAGACTTTGCGGGCATGAGTTCGTTCTCTGAGTACACTCTCAAGGGCAACAAGAACCTAGTGGAGTCAAGGTTAGTTGAATCAATTACCTATGACGACATGATAAAGGAGTCTGGTATAAGCCAGATCGACTTCTTAAAAATCGACACCGAAGGGCATGACTTGGTTATCCTTAATCAAGTTGCATACGAGGGTGCGTTGCGACCCAAACTGATTAAGGCAGAGCACAAGCACGTTGCAAATGGATGGGCATCCATGAGGGAATTACTTGAGAGCAGAGAGTACCTAGTCTATCAAGAGTTTGATGACGTGTATGCTATAGACATGCGCACCAGTTCTAGCAGAGATCCCTTCAAGAATCATTTCGAATTTAATCTGAAAGAATAATGGACAAGATATGTAAGAGCGCGTATCGCGCCAACATGTGCACTCTTGTACGCGCGCAAGTGGATGAGCAGTTAGAGAAATTAGCGACACTGCACACTTCGTTTGGTACTAAAGGTAAGGGTGATAAAAGAACAAAGAAGGAACTTAAGGAAGCAGAGGCTGTGCTGTACAGGGAAATCAAAAGGCTAGTGCCAGAGTATTACAAACGAATTATAATTGACAAGTAATGAATAAGTCTCAACTAAGAGAGATGAACAATACCTCTCTCAATAATAATGCGATACCAATGAAGAAACTGCAACCATTCAGAAGAAGTGATGGGCGGTTATTGGTTGGTCGCTACAAAGGTCAATCGCTCAAAGATGTACCTAGGTCATACATTACATGGATGCTCAACAACATTGAGTTGGACTCATCCTCTATTAGTTACTTGAGAAATGAAAAACTAATATGACTGAGTATCAAATAGAAAGAAGCATAGAGCAGAACGCTATAACCCTAGCGACCTCTGTGTTCTCGAAGATTAACCGAGCACACAAGGAAAGTTTAACAATGAGCAGAAGGGATAGAGAGTTAGTGGAAACTAGGCAGATGATATGGGCTTATCTAAAAGAGAACACAAGACTTACCATGTCCTATATGGGCAGTGTATTTAATAGACACCACAGTACCGTGATAGCAGGTCTAAGGGTGCATAACAAGAACATGGATGTGTTCAGCAATGGTAAGCCTATTAACCCCTTGTATGTAAGCAAGTATGAAGAGGGTTCAGTTATCCTGGATCAGGCGCTTGCCCACACACGTGAGAAGAATAAGTCCCTAGTGTACCGAGTAGTATTATACACCAACAACACTGAGACGTTAGATAAATATGAAATAGTAAATGTAACCAAGGTATGATTATATCAGACAAATTTAAGTTCATCTTCGTAAAGATTCCGAAGAACGCAAGCACCTCAATGGAGGAAGCACTGCTTAAACTAGACCCAGAGGCAATGGTCATGGATAATAATAGTCCACCATTTGGTCACGAGACAATGGCTACTATCAAAAAGATAGCCGGTGAAGATAGGTGGAACGAGTACTTTAAGTTTGGGTTTGTCAGAAATCCGGAGAGAAGATTTATATCACACTATGTATACAACTGCGATTACCACTACAGGAATAACCCCAGTGTTGCGTGGGTGTTTGACGAGACAGGCAACTTCCCTGCCCCGGAAGACAAAATAATAACAAGGGATATGCTCATGCAGTTTCATTTCTTTGACAAGTTCTGGAGTAAGCCCTACCTTAAGTATCAGCAGGTTGAATGGATGGAAGATGACATGTGGCTAGGCGTGGTTGAAAACATCGAGGAGGATTGGCAGTATGTTTGTGAGCGCATTGGAGAAACCATTCCGCTGTTTAAAACTAATGCTACCAACTCTAAGATCTGGAGTCTAGGCGATGAGGCCAAGAAGGTTTTTGAAATCTTGTATGAAGATGACATAAAAATGTACAACGACAGGATAGCATATGGAATGGGACTTAAGTGAGAAGCAACCTATACACTACTATAATGTAGACATTATATGGCAGACCAAGCGTGGCAAAAAAATGTATACCAATAAATGGAAAGGGCTAGAGTGTGTGAGCAGAGCGAAAGACCTTAAGGGTTTGAATAAGGATAAGAAAGCATTAGAATTTTTAGAGGGCCTTACAAAACTTACAGCCAAGAAACTAAACTTCAGAGTATACAAAATCAATAGCAAAGAGATAGTAGGGTACTCAGAGATTCACAAAGAAAAAGACTACGACAATGAGTTCAAGTGAGACAATCACAATGTTTCCGTCTGTAACGGATATAGATAACCCACATTACACAACACTAGATGAATCCCTCACACGTATACGTGAAGGAAAAAGTCAAGCCAAGGTCGAGCAAGTTAGAGCAGGCAATAAGGATGTAAAGAAAACCCTGCCTATCGCACTGTTCTCTGGTGTATTTGAAGGCAGAAGAGACAGCCAGATCCTGGGGCATAGCGGTATAATAGTATTGGACTTTGACCATATAGATGTAGAGGATTACAAGTCATTACTTGGCACCGATGATTACATACGTGCCTGTTGGACGTCTCCGAGTGGAGACGGATTGAAAGCACTTGTACAGGTTACAAATCCCGAGAGACACCGTGATCACTTCCGTGCGTTGCAAGCCTACTTCGATAGAACATATGGACTAGAGGTTGACCCTTCTGGAATAAATCTTTCGCGTGCTTGCTTTGAAAGTTATGACCCAGACCTTGTAAGTAATGAAGACCCTCATGTGTTTGGGCTAATGCTTTCAGAAGGCAGTGAGCATCAAGAGGTAGTACAGCGTGAGGCATACACCGACTACGAGAAGTTAGATATTGTAGTACACATGATACGCAAGGCTGATGATGGAGATAAACATCGTACGCTTTTACGTGCTTCCATATTGTGTGGTGGATACATCGCCGCAGGAAGGATGGAAGAGGACGAAGCACTGCGTGTTATGGAGCGTGAACTTGTACGTAGAGATGTACAAGACATAGACCTAGCACGTAAGACTATGGGTGACGGCATCAACCAGGGTAAGACCATGCCTATCCGTGAGATTATTGATGACGAGAACAAGATTAAAAGAGAGTTCCGTATCAACGATGGAGACATGTCTTTTATATCTTCGGATGCCACTGATCTGGAATGGATAAATGATTTCGCAACAGGTAAGATAGAGAAGGGACTTACCACCGGGCTAACAAACCTAGATAAGTACTACTTGTTTAAGAAAGAGTTTACTATTATCAATGGTCACAGTAATGTAGGTAAGACTACAATGGCCTTGTATCTAATGGTGACAGCATCTGTACTACACAATTGGAGATGGATTATATATTCTTCCGAGAACAGAACTGCCGCTGTTAAGATGAGGCTTATGGAGTTCTTAGTTGATGTACCTGTTAGTGACATGCACTATGAGGAAAGAGTAGCCGCATACAAGTGGGTGAACAAACATTTTACGATTATAAATAACAATCAAGTGTATAGTTACACCGACCTTATAGTATTCGCTGAGAAACTTATACGACAAGAGCCTTATGATGGTATACTGATTGACCCTTACAACTCATTGAAGACAACCATATCAAAGAACGCTCAACTATCTTCTCATGAGTATCACTACGAGGCCGCATCAGAACTACTCACCTTTAGTGTCAACAACAACATGGCAGTGTGGCTGAACACCCACTCGGTTACTGAGGCTCAAAGAATTAAAGGCCCCGATGGATTGCCTGTAGCACCGAGTGCTGCTATGACTGAGGGCGGCGGTAAGTTCGTGAATAGGGCCGATTCTTTCCTCACATTTCATAGAAAAACGCAGTCAAACGACTACGATATACGCCAACGTACAGAGATTCATGTGCGTAAACAACGTAACCAAGAGACCGGTGGTCAACCCACACCTTGGGATGATCCTGTGGTTCTTGAAATCAATAGTTCACGTACAGGTTTTAGGAATCTTGGTAGTAGTGAAAAAAGTTTTACTCCTTTAGCGTACAAGAACAGTAGTTTAGACTTATATTAGAGGGTGGATGAAGTCACCGAAATCAAATTGGAGTTACCAAAGCCGCCTTCGCTTAATCAATTTTACAGTGGGAGGCATTACGCGGTACGCTCAAAGTACAAAAAAACTTACTGGGAAAAAATCCAAAAGGTTCTTGAAGGATTTGATAAGTGGCACATGGAGTCTATGTCTATTCATGTTTACTACAATTGCCGTTATGATGTTGATAACGCTATTTGTTGCAGTAAATTTCTTGCTGATTATCTACGAAACAATGGTTATATTGATGACGATAGTCCTAGATTTTTCACATCACAGTCTACGCATTACGACGGGACGGTGGCCAAGGACACCTTTGTAGCAAAAATAAAAGCGCATGGATACGAAACTATTAAGTAAAGTTTATTTCCTGGCGACTGCAAGAATGCAGGAAGCAGCCATAGAGTTGTACGAAGACCTACACACAAACAGTGGTGAGGCTCGTACCGATGCTGAACGTCTGCATAACACCATACGAAAGCATAAGAGAAGCATAGATACAGAATTTGATTTAATAAGAGCCGCATTGTTAGAGCATTATGATGACGCTGATTTATCTTGACGGCCTAAATGGTATCAACTATCACCGGCTAATGACACCCTTCCTTAGACTTAAGGAAGAGGAGGATCTGGAGATACACTTTATAGAAAACTTTAATGACCTTAAAGAGTTCGACCTTTCAAAGGTCAAGAACCTTGTAGGGTCAAGAAGGTTTAGCGTCTCCAATCATAAAGCATTCAAGCAGTATCTGGTAGACAATGATGTCAAACTTATATTAGACAACGATGACTATTGGAAACTACCAAAGGATAATCCTGCTTACGAATACTACAAGAACCATCAGTCAAAAGATATCAAGGCGAGTATACTCATAGCCGATGAGATTTGGAGTCCCTCTGCGTTTCTTGTAGAGATAATGAAAGACATAAACCCTTCCGCTGTATACCGGGTGATACCGAATACCATACATCAAAAGGAGGAGCAATGGATTGATTGGGAAAAGGATATGCCTAAAGACTACAAGGTTCGCTTTGGATATCTCGGAGCCAATGGACATCAAAAAGATTTAGAGCAGATGGGTATGACGTTTGAAGACCATGAGTTATATTGCATGGGTCTGATGGACTATCCAGAAAAGTTAAAAGCAAAGTATAGAATGAACCCTGTGGATATTACTCAGTACGCTAAGTTGTACAAGTTCTTCGATGTCTCCCTTAGCCCCTTGAAGGACTCCAAGTTCAACAAAAGCAAGTCTGAATTAAAAGTAGTTGAAGCAGGGTTCACTCGTACTGCAATCATAGCATCAAACGTAACGCCATATAAGGAGGTTATAAAGCACGGAGAGACAGGCATCCTGTGTGACACACCACAAGAATGGAAGGAGGCCGTAGAGGGCATGACATTACCCAAGGCTATGAGGCTTGGTAAGAATCTTTACGAGTATTGTAAAGAGCATTATGATTTGTCTACCATAAATAAACTGCGGCTTGAAGGACTCTCATGAAAGACCAGATCCCATCATACCTAAAAGAATATGCCAATGACCTTACGTTAAGAAGGATTGATGCTAATCGCAGAAGGTATAAGGGTACTCACAAACAGAGAAAGGGTACAAAGCAATCAGTATTATTGGGAGAAGTATCAAGAGAGTATTACACAGAGTACATAGGCATACTTGGTGAGTTGCTTATCCGTCATTACTTTGAGGTTACACCAGAGGTAACTAGATATACAGTGTCTACGCTGTTAAAAGAAACAAAGAATGTTACTGATGACCCAGACATTATAGTAGAGTCAACAAAGATTAAGTACGGACTTAGTGTAAAGACTTGTGAGAAAACATTCAAGGCTAACAAGAGAGCGATGGATAAAGAAGAGTCCGACATAGTACTCTTCATCTTGTTTACATCACCAGACGAATATCTATTTGCCGATTTCACACCCGACGATGTAAGGCTCTGGGATGTAAGGCACGCATACTCACCCTATTACGAAATGAAACCTCTATAGATACGTTTTGTATCTTCGATGCTCCCACAATTTCGTGGGTTACAAACAATTATTTATCGCTCATTATGGAAGACTTCGACAAATTCGTAGCAGAACTTGAATCGGCTGAACAACCGACTTGTAACACCTTAAACCCGGAAGACTGCGAAGCGTGTGGCTCCTGATCAGGAGATTAATTTCTTACGTAAGAAAAGCACAGATAGAAGAAGCAACAGTAAGTAAAAAGAAAACTTGTAAACCTTGTTGTACCACCTGTCGCTGTCCTTCATAACGATGGACGGGACAGGTACTTCTATCACCTGTACAATAGTATCACTTTCGCAAATTGCGTCTACCATAATGGTGTCAAACGAACGCACGATGTTAACCTTAAGTCTATCCTTAGTGATGGTAATGGTGTCCCGCTGTTGAAGAGTTATGGTATCACGCACCGAGACCGGTGCAGTTACAATCGTATCCGTAACAACAACCGTGTCTTTCCTTAGTACGCTGGGGTCTTTCTTGATTGCTTTTCTTAGGTGCCACTGCGCGCTGCAACTGCTCAATGATAGCACTATTATTAATAAGGATAGCCATTTCATTTATCTCAACTGATAGTTAACACCCGCTCTTAGGTTGAATATATTTCTGTCCCAATACTTCATGTACTCGACCTCTGTAAAAAAGCCCCAACGCTTTCCTGGTTTCCATCCAAAGACAAGACCTGTACTGTAGTCAACCCATTGATTCCCATCTACGTAGTTGCTATAAGAAAACTCTTCTTTGTCACCTACGTGCATGTGGTAAGGAAGAATGTTTAACCAAGAGTGTATCCAAAAGTCATCCTCATAGTGATAATAGTCTACCCCAATTATCGCAGACACAGACTGAATAAGACCAACACTATCTATGCTAAGTTTGTTGAATTCATTTACGATACCAGGGTAGATATATCTGCGGAAGTCTTCATCGGTATCAGCAACCTTCTCCCCTTCTGGGTCTAACCAGAACCAGTCGCCGTTATCTATCTCATCATCATTGTCGTAATCAATGCCATAGTAGACGTCTTCATAACCCATGTTGCGTACTAAGTCCCACCAAGGGTTGTGTGCTAAGAAGTCTGCTATTGGATTATATCCATATGACCTGTGTAAACGCCCGGCAACACCTGCTGAAAAATCTAACTCACCTATATGTAATCTTAGTCTTGATTCTACTTGCGTATAATTCAAATCAACAAGCCCTTGACTATAGTACTCGCCCTTTACCATAAAGTATTTAGCAAGGTATCTAAGGAAGTATCTTTGGTTTACGTATGCTGACCCTTGCTGACGACCCACGTCGTACTGAGCAAGGTATTCAAGTCCCTTCACAGAACCAACTGTAGCAGACAACGCTGTTGTAGACTCTGTTTGTCCGTCATAGAACCTGTTCTGTCTGTTCTCATAGTCATACCGAGCAACCCTACGTACTCCTATGGTTGCCTTATAATCAAACGGATTCTCTATAGTTATGTTTTGAAGATCCCCGCCTTGAGTTACATAGTATTCTTTTTGAGCAGGCATTGGTGAAGAAGCAAAAGCACTCGTGTAAAATGTAGCGTACTTAAATATACCCCCCACCACCTGTGCCTGGGAGAATATGGAGGACAGTACAAAGAAAGTAATTAGTATGTTTCTCATCAGAATTTACTTGCTCCAGTTATTTTATCAATGACATCCTGTATATCCTGGTGTGTAACAGAAAGGCTTAACGAAAGACCTGGCTCCCACCGCTGTATCTCTTTACCGTTTTCGTAAAGTATTATTGTAGGAACAGACTTTATGTCTGCGTATTCTTTAACCTCAGCATCATCAATCCATGCGTCGATAACCCGGGCGTCACTAATTTTTTTTAATGGTACGCTGTTGCTAGAATTAAACTCAGCGTTATAATGAACCACCACCAATCCCCTGATCGGTACCTTGAAGGCACACAGCAGGGTGAATGCTATGGCGAGGGCAGCCTTTTTCATTTCATCTCGAAGAGACGCCCCTCTATTTTGTCTAGTTGCTTCTTGATGTCATCAACATCCGACTTGGTGTTCATGATTGTGGTGCGTATCAACTCATCTTTTAAGTCGTACTCTGTTCTTCCTATCACTGGTGCAGGTAATTCTTTTGCCTCTTGCACCTCAGCCTTTAGGTCAAAGTATCCAAGGCTAACTATCACTGCGCCGCCGATAATCATACCAACGGTCTTTAGTGATAGCCCTACTACTGTGTCCTCTGATATTTCTTTATTTATCTCCACCGGACTTAGCAAATTTTTCTAATCCAGCAATTCCAAAACATCCTATCGTGACGTACACGAAAGAGTTGTAGACACCTTCATTGATTACTAAATCCTTTCCTAACGCACCTGTTACCAGATCAAGCGTCATGACACAAACCATTACAGCAAATGAAAGCGCACCGAGAATACTCTTCTCGTTCCAGTCATTGCTGTCTTTAAATATTTCTTTCCAACTCATTACTTGCCCGATGATCCCGAAGAACCAGACGATCCAGAGGAACCCGATGAGCCAGATGAGCCAGAGGAACCCGATGAACCAGACGAACCAGACGGGGAACTAGCCCCCGAGCCATTGTCGCTCTTGCCTTCGCAGTATTTACTTTTTCTTTTAAAAACCTTTACGGCTAGCCAACAATATAATTTCTTTAATCTTTCCATTCTACAAATATAAGTATCCTATTTGGGAAGTTCGAGGTCGTACTTCACATACATAGCCTCCTCTGGGCTCTTAGCAAACGTCCTGTCAATAGTGCTCTCTACACTAGAGATGATACTGTAGTTGCCAAACTTAGCAGAATAATTAGCAGCGAATTGATACGCTCTCTTTATCTCATCCAACCGCACCTGTCTGTTGACCTTTTCTGCATCACTCAATGAGGTGTAAGGCTTGCGGAAATTCTGCTCGCTCATATTGTAGTAGAACTGTCTTGCTATATCAACAGGATAGTCTCTAAAGATTACGGCAGTAGATAACTCAGCCGCTGTTTCAAGGGGTTGCAACTCTATGTCTGGGTTTTCCTTCGCTTCCTTCATGCGCTTGCGATATGCACGAGCGATGTAGTTAAAGTTAGGCGGTATAAAAGTCTCCTTAAAGATATAAGAACCATAAGCATCTGACCACTCCGTTAGGTTAGGCCCAATGATGTACCTGTGGAACCAACCTACGTCATCGTTACTAAGGATTGGCCGTCCATAAGAGTCCTTTCCATCAACAAGATTAAAGAGTAATCGCGCTGCAAGGTTAGGGTCTTTGAAATCAGCGGCTATACTTTGTAGCATATTGCTTCTGGATATACCGTTACGTCCATATATAAGCCCTTGCAATTCATCGTATGGGTCTTCCGAACTCATGTTAGCAAATCGAATCTTACCGTCTTTGTCCATCCCTACAGCGACAATGTTTGAGCCCTGCATCCATGGAGGTAATACATAATTAGTAGACCTTGCTTGTTGTCCAAGTTCATCTTCCTCGTCGTCCTTCAATAACAAACCTGCTATGGCTTGATACCCTACCTTAGATAAGCCGGCAAGTGCGAGCCCCATGCTTAGTGTACCTGCACCATCTGTCATGTACGCACCACGTTGTGATTTGGTTAGGTTCTCGTTAGTCATAGCCTGTCCCAGATCTGCAACTGCATTACGATAGATGCTAAAGAAACTACGGAAGGCTTCCACACGGAACGAAAGGAAGTCACCAACAGGTAACTTAAATAGATTGCGTAATGACGGATGTATACGAGACATGGTAGGCATGTTCTGCTTGATACGCTCGGCTGTCATCTCGTCCACCTGCTGCTTCTGAGCAAAAGAAAGTTCATCGTATGACTTACCCTCGGGATTAGACTCAAGTCTCTTAGCGAAGTTCTCACGCTTAGTGAGGTAAGCAATCATCTTGGTATAGTCATCAATGAATCCATACTGATAGGCGGTACGTGCTGCCTTTATACCTAGTTCCTGCTGTGCTTTTTTCACCCCTGCTGGTAACCACTTCCACGCTAACTCTGGCGACACACCTTCCAATTGCTGGATGAATGAATCATTGATGTCACTAAACATACCCATGTTTGGAGATGAGCCAAGCAATCCAAGTTCTCCCATGCGGTCAAGAATTTTTTCATACTCTGGATCTAACTCACCGTCCTTCATTTTCTTGAACCTGTTCCTCAAGTCTTCCATTGCAGTAAGCCCTCCTCTGTGCTTATTAAATGGAAGCACAAAGTTTGCTCCTAAGAAATACCAACCACCCATGATGTTCTTTCTCCAGGTAGGTAGGTTGTATAGTACACGCACACGACGCATCTGTAACAGAAGTTTATAGTATCCTTGAAGAACCTTGTTGTCAGACTGATACATCGGTGTTTGCTTCAGCATGCTAACGAAGTCATTCTTCACAGCCTTGCCGCTCATTGGAGATTTCTTCTCCTCAATAACCGTATAGTTCTCTAGAAAGTAATCCTTTAGTTTGTCTTCGATGTAGTCAATACGATCTGAAGGAAACGCAGGGGTTTGACCATCTATTAGTTGACCACCTGTTCTTGTATAGAAATCATCAAAGGACTCTTCCTTACCCATAAGGCCCATGTCACGTGCAATTTGAGGAACCCTTACACCAAGTCTTTTCTCTGGGTCTTTAGACATGATGGCACGTACAATCGGAGTAGTAACAATTAAATCCCCAAGGTCACTACGCTGTGCAATCTCATTTACTCTATCCACCAGTGTGAACTGTTGCACCATGTTGGTAAGAGTAGCAACGGTTTGACTGAACTTAATGTATGGGTCTTTCTCTACGCCCATGTAGTCCATCAACTCAATAGGTAAGTCTTGACGCTGTTTTAATTTCTTAGTAGGTATTCTTAGTTTACCCAAGTCTTTAGTGCCTGCCAAGCCTTCGCCATATCTACCTTGAGATTCTCGTGATGCTGCCTCTATGTTTCTTAGACTATCCTTGACCCTGTTCTTAACCTCTTCTATCTGAGTTGTCTCTACGAACTGAACAATGTCATCTAACTCATTCATATCAAGATTCCTTGCCTCCATCTCCTCAAACATTTCATCAGTGAAGTTGTCGTTTTCATATATGTCAAAAGCGATGTCGTATATCATGGCATCTACCATAGATTTCTCAGCGGCTGCTCTTAGTTGTGGGTCGAACTTAAAGTTGGGATCAGTAAACGCACGATATGTTCTTGTGCCGTATGACGCTGTGTTATCTATAATAGTCTCCTGCAATTCACTGCTTAGGTTATCAAAGACAGCGCTGTTCTGTATAGACTCCTGCATAGAAGCACGTATCGCTGTTAATCTTCCAAGTTGTTTCATCAACTCGGGGTTTATTTCTTGCAGTTTATCGAAGGCTTCTCGTCTTGTCTCTTCCTTTGCACCAAACAGATAGTCATTAGACAGGTCAGCCACCTCTTGTCTCTGCTCGTCTGGTAACTTATTTGTTATCTTATTTATCTGACGCAACGCAAGGTAAAATCTATTGATGTGCTGTACGTTTATAGACTCCGAAATCTCCAATGCTTGAAGCACATCTCTACGTGTTCCTCTAAGCCTGTCTATACCAAGAACCTTCTCGAGTTTCTTTGCTAATGCGTTTAGTTTAGGGCCTAGAATTCCGGTTAGTTTTTCTAGAGGATCAAAGGTCTTGTCGTAGTTCTCTGGATCTGGTATACCTGCCACGTTTTTACTTGGCTCTACATCCATCTCGCCCGTAGGCTTTTCAAACCCGTACTCGTCCTTCTCTGTTTTTTCCGTAGTCGTTGGTCGCTCTCTTTGAAAGCGTTCTGTCTGCAAGGATTCGGCCATAGGTACTTGACTGATGTCTGCACCAGCACGTACAGCCTTACTCATTCCTTTCATGTACTCAGAAATATCTTTAGCCAGACCAGCCTCTTCAAATATCTGTACACGATTGCCTGTTATCTTACTTACGACACCATTTAAAAACGCTTTGAGTTCCTCGAGAAAAGATGCTTCAAAAACAATTCTTTCACTACCGAGTAAGCCACCAAGTTGAACCATAAATTCCTCTGACTTGTAAGCACCAGCAGATTCTCCATCCTCACGCTCCATGTATCGCTCCGCAAAAGCATTTAACTCCTTGACATTGCTCTCGCTTAACCTACGAATCACAAGTTTCCTAAACTGATTGAAGTCAATAGGTCTGTCGTTAAAAAACTTTGAGAATATCTTGTGGTAAACCTCATGATACGCAGTGCCTTCTGCTGTATATCTATCTACCTTACCTCTCTGAGATAGGGATTCATCTGCGGATGGTATAGACACTATAATAGGAGCGTCTTTAGTGCCTACTCTACCAGAGGTTATACCAGCAGCATTTTTTAAATCTGCTTTTTTAAAGCCAGCCGCTTTACCCGCTGCGTAGAAACCCTTTCTTCCAAACCCTACATTGAAATCTTTAGAGTCTGGATTCAAAAGTCTGTAGGCCTCACTTGCTAACACAAGTTTGCTTAGTATCCGCTGTTCTTTTATAGGTATCCTTTTACCGTCGCTATATTTTCCTTCCTCCAGCATTGTTCGCAATGCACCCGCGTCGTTCTTATCAAACAGGTTAAAGAAAACTCCTTTCTTCCTGTCTCTGTTGTATTTAAAATCAGTCAGCGCGTCGGCTACACTTTTACTTCTTGATTTTCTACCTACTTCTTCTTGGCGTGCTTGAAGTATTCCACTAATTTGAGCCTTCGCTCTGCTTGTTTCCGACTTGGGTACGTCCCCAAGTTCTTCCCCGACTTGCTCTGCACCTGGTACTTCTTCGGGCTTAACTTTTTTATCATCTGGTTGCGCTTGTGTTTGCTCTTCTGTTTGGCCCGACAGCAACTGGTCTAACTCTTTGGCTGACTGCTCCATCTCTTCTTCGATAGCAGCCTTTTCTTCCGCAGTAATATTACCTTCCTTTAATACTGCCGCTGCTGCATTAAGGTCACGCGTTAACTGGTCTGCTATTTCTTCTTGTACCCCCTCTAGTTTCATAACTCTCTCAGAGGTTTCTCTAAGTAGGCTGTACTTTTCTTGTTTTAGTCGCTGTAGTTTAGCGTCTACGGCTTTCTTTGTGGTTGGGTCTTTCTTCTTAGACTCTCTAAGTTTTTGAATCTCATTATCTATAGATGCAATCTCCCCATTGTTAGCCACAAAAGATATCTCATTGGCTACAGAGAGTTTCTTCTGATCCTGTTCTTTTGCCCAGTCTATGTATGATAATTCACCAGGTGTTTTACCGATGCGACCTGCAAGATTGTAGGCCATTACGGGTGCTGCTGGGCCTAACTCAGCGAATGCCTCGAGTGCTATGTCTCTTGGTCTGATTTCCTCACCCGATATTACCTGTCCCGCAAACTCACCAGTACCCCCAAGCCCTGCTTGAACCAAGGTTTCTGCCGCAGCCACCTTCATGGCTCTGTTTGTCGCTGATTTACCTACAGATTTTACGAGTACGTTACCCACTTTACCCGCAGTACCCCCCGATATAGCATCGAATACCGCGATAGGGATACCACGCTTGAGGCCTTTCTCTCGTGCCTTAGACATTATTCTTTGGTCACGTGATGCTTCCCTTAGTTGATCTGGAGAAGTGACGTCTACGCCCTCCTCACGAAGTACATCCATAATAGAATGACCATACTCAAGAGCCAATGATGTTCCACCAAAGTATCCTGCTATAGCACCAGTAGTTGCACCTGCCGCTGTACCTGCACCGGGAATAACAGAGCCTACTCCTGCACCTACACCAGCACCTGCCGCTGCACCTCTGACACCAGTCTCATACGCAGTAGCCATAGAGATTAATGACTCTGGTATAGTGCGTATTACATCAAGCACAAAACTACCTACAGGATTATCGGTGTCGTATAGGTAGTCTTCTTCTTTTGGTGCGTCTCTTTGAACTATGTTGTTGAGGTAGGCTATCTTTTCGTAGTCCATCACCCCTGTGATTTCTGCCTCTTGTATTTCGTTAGCAAGAATACCACCAGATACAGCGCGATTCCACAATCTACCTAACTCACTTGGGTTATCGTCAATGATTAACCAGTGGTCTTTCATCTTGCGATTAACAGGACGTTGAGACTCTATGGTTTTGTAGTATTGACTGGCTAAATTGTACGCGTCATCAGACAACTTACCCTGCATTTGCTCAAGGGTAACACCGCGTTCCTGTGCTGACTTTACAGCATCTAACAAACCAGAAGAAACCGCCTTTGAATCAGAGTCGAGTCGAGTAGATAGAGATACCGTACCGTTTACCGAAGGCTCTGATGCTGATACCGAAGGACTGGCGATCTGAGAATCTTCGGTACCATCTTTTTTTTTTGAAAAGAAATCTTGTGCGACAACCATTGCGTCATCGCTAAGTTTACCCTGCATCTGCTCAAGGGTTACCCCTCTATTGTACGCGGACTCAAGTGCTTCTAATAACTGCTCGTCTTCCATTAAATATCAATTTTCAATTGTAGTCTTAATTCATTGCGAACTTTAGCCAATTCGTTTTTACGCTCAGTAGGTGTCATCGTGTCCCATTTTCTGCGTTGACGACCATTGAGTTCAACTGTCTCGCTGTTACGATTTACTGCTTCATCCATGATGAAGTTCCGCTGTGCTGGCTTGCTCATGTCACTCCACTCGTCTACTGTGATTTCAATTGTAGGCTCTGCAGTAGAACCTTGTGGACGTACAAACTGACCTGCCATTGTACCTTGGTCGGATGTCCCGACACCCTTGGGAGCAGCAGGGCCTTGCATTACGCCTGTTTCGCTTGTCTCGACTTCCATTTCACCAAGGACATTTATATCTCCCTGGAAGTTTTGCTGTGGCTCACGACCCGCAAAGTTTGCCGACCACATAGGTAGCATATTGTTGTATGTCTGACGAATCTTATCTGCTTGCTTGGCGTTACTCAATCCATTCAACGGTATTTCAGATGCGTCTACCACTGTTCTAGCAACGTGAGTTTCAGTTTTATTACTCCTGTTCTTTACTGACTGATTAGTTCTAATAATAGCAATCATCTTCCCGTCTTGGTCTATACCAATGCTCTCGATATAATTTTGATTACCATTCACGTCTCTGTACATAGGTTGTGTGCCCTCTATACTCGCGTGAATTGCCATGTTAGCGTTAGCCAATTCTGGGTCACTAGTTTTTAAAACATTTCCATTGGCGTCTGGAGTAATAGGTGGCATGTATTGTAAATCACCAGCCTCTACAACAAATCCACTGTACCCAGAAGCGTTCGACGCTGCCCTCGATTCTTCTGCTTGTATTCTTGATTTGGTTCTGTAGTCAGAGAGTTCCGCTTGACGCTTCTCCCGCTCTGTTGTTATATCTTCAGCCAACATATTTTGCAAAGAACCAGTAACATACTGCGCGTACTGACCTATGTATCCTTCACGCTCTTCATCTGATAGGTTTCTAATTTTAGAAAGGTCATCCATAGAACCGTTTAAACCACCGAGTTGGTGGAGTACGTATGCAATGGCCTGGTCTTCTTCTTGTTGTGACAGAGAATTACTATTGAACCATGCGGTAACACTGGAGGCTACTGAATCTGGGTCAATCTCTCCAGATCCACTCATGTCGTAGAAGTTATTGATACCACCAGAGGTTTTCAAGTTCTCCAGTATCATGCCTGCTGCTGCGTTAGGAGCAATCTCTGGCAAAGAAAATCTTCGGAACTCATTTAGTGATGGTAATTCACCCGCTACTAAACCTATGTTTTGAGCACTCACCTGTACATTACGTGCATCTTCTAATTGAGACATTAAATCAGCAGGGTCATTGTATGCATTTGGGTCTGCTAGTATAGATGCCTCTAAATCATTAACAGTGTTTGCGTATTCAAGAGCATCGGCAGCGTGTTGCTTGTAGTTATTATACAGCCGCTGTCTTCGGGCCTTTGCCTCAAGAGACATATCTCCCTGATCCAGGTCGGATTCAATAGCATCCCACTCTGCTTGCAGTTCATCCTGCATACCCGTAGTGAAAGCACCACGTTCCTGTTGGAACTGGTTAAGGTATTGTAGTTTCTTCTCTTCTTCTAACTCGCGACGGGCCTTGGCGTTTCTGTACACCGCACCATAATCTACTTGTGGTACCTGGCCCACCGCCATGAATGTGGATGTATCAGCCATTATTTAAATTGTTCTTTGTTTAGTAAGTTACGAACGAATTCGTGTAGTTCGGTATCTCCTGCCTTAGAAAGTTTACGCATTTCTTCAGCCTGCTCTGGGTTAAATATGTATTCTCCTCCAGTCATCTCCCCGATTTTTGCTCCCTCTTGAACGATATCTATAGGATTGTCATCATGCGAGAACTCTCCTGGTGTTTTCTGAATACCACCTTCTTCCATTGGTCTGATAGCATCTAGTTCATCAACCATTTCATCGGTGATAACATTTGATTCATCCTCCAGTATATTGAAAGATGCTGCTTTATCTGCCTTGGTCTGTTTAGTAAAATCTATAAGCCCTTGCTGTGTTCCCTGCAGAGCAGCGTTAGACATAGCGGTTAAAGCATCTGTCTTCGGGGCAACAGGATTAGTAGCAGGTAGTTCCAATGCTTCTGGCTTCTTCTTTTTAAATCCAGTTTTTGCAACCGAGCCAAGAATTTCTGCCCCACCTTGGATTGCAGTTGATACACCACCTATAGTTGTTTGTCTTGCTGCATCTGCTGCACGACTAAGCCTGTTTAAGTTAAGACGGGCCTGCTGGTTTTGACCTGCGGTTAAAGATGTTTCGTCAAGCGTAGGGACGCTGTTAATAGCACGATTCGAGGCTAATTCTGTTGCTCTCATTAAGCCAGGTGTTGCTGACTGAAGAGCACGAGCGCCACCCTGTGATGCTAAACGGTCTGCCGCTGTAGCCTGTGCGCGTAATGCTGAATCCACACCCGCTTGAGCATCACTTGTTTGACGTGCAATTCTTTGGCGTGCCGCTTGTGATCTGATTGGGCCAGTGGCTGCTTCGTCTGCCTGTGCCATTTTCTTTTTGGCTTGACGCTCTTGATACGCACCGTATGCTGCTGTACCGAGCCCTGCCGCTACATTTATTAGGCCTCCTACAAAATAATTTTTCATCTTTTTCATAATACAAAAATACTGATAATACTATTGCCCTTGCTGGTTGTGTAAATTGGACTTAGTGTATATAAAGTTTATAGCATACAACTCATGCTTTGAGGTTGTGGAGTTTACAAACCTGCCCTTCAAGTAATAGTCTCGCAAAGAGTCACCTTCAATAGCAGAATTAGCAATCAATACAATCTCATCATTAGCAGTAACACCACTTACGGTTCCGTTACACTGTAATACTTTCTCTCCATCAAGGGCTGTGGCATATAGATTTAGTGGTACCAGATTGGCCCCGCTAACTTTAAACAATGCCGTTGTTACACCTAGCGGAAATCCTATACTGTTAATTGAGTTCTTAAATGTTATCTTATCTGTAGCAATAGATGCCGCAGACCCTAAGCCAAAGACCTCAGACGTTCCGCTAATGGAACTAATATTTGCTGTTGCTGTATAAGACACATTGTTAGTTGAGTCCTGGTGTAAGGGTGCGTAGTAAAACCCTTCTTTCTCCTCCCATATAGAAGTAGCAATCGTGCTTGTTTGGTCAACATTAGTTAGTGTTACACTCCAATCTTTATTGTCACCCTCAAGGCTTACCGCTTCGTAGACCTTGACCATAGATGGATTGAAGTTAGAAATACACTCTACAATACTATCTCCTGCAACACCATAGAATGTATTACGGGTAGCATCTGGATTATGCTCATATATACCGCCGTTTTTAAAGGTGTATAACCTGTCGGAAAGACCTATTATATTTTCTGCTTGATAAGAATATCTTGTGCTCCAGTAATCAGACTTTACATCATAGGCTATAGTGAACTCTGCAAGAGTCTCTGATGTATTGCTTATAGTTAAAGAAGATTGACCTGCACTATCGGGAGTTACCACACCAGTAACCTGATCGTATCTCCCTGTATGATACGCCTGGTAAGCCGATGAGGTAATTAATATAGGTATGCTTGTAGTCACGCCAGTAATGCTCGGAGATTGATCTTGAGACAGTCCTACGATAGGG